AAGCCTTCACAGGGAAATCCCTGCGGGGCTTTTTTGATGCCCAAAAGGAGGTGATGCTTTGCCCTGGAAGCCACGACGACCTTGCTCCCACCCAGGTTGTCCTGAATTGGTTGACGGTAGGTTTTGTGAAACTCATGCCAAGCAGGAAACTCGGCGCTATGAAAAATATGATCGTGATCCTGCTAAGAGGAAGCGCTACGGGAGAAGATGGAAGCGAATCCGCGATCGGTACATTGCTGCTCATCCTTTATGTGAACAGTGTGAGAAGCTCGACAGAATAACACCTGCCCAAGAGGTACACCACATCAAACCACTCTCACAAGGAGGTACTCATGCTGAGGATAATCTGATGGCCTTGTGCAAGCCTTGTCACTCACGGATCACTGCACTTGAAGGTGGCCGCTGGCGTAGGGGGTAGGGGGGCATCGATCTCTGTTGCCTTTGGCCAGGGGACCGGGCGGGGGGTCACGCGCACAAAAACTGCAGTTCAAACAGGGGATTAAACCCCAGCTAGAAGCTGTGTGAGAAAAATCTTATATCAGGGGGTGAAATGCCATGGCTAGAGACGGGACTTACAGAGGGGGGAGGAGACCAAGAGCGGGGGAGAGGCCAGCACCTCTCGCTGAAAAAATAGCTAAAGGTAAACCGGCCCAAGTCCTTGAGGTTCCAGATTTCTTACCAGAAACAGATCTGCAAGCGGATGATCTGGAAGGTGCCGCAGAGTTGACGGGTGAGGATATCCCCGAGCCAAGTGCCTATCTAAGCGCCCGCCAAAGAGATGGTTCACCTCTTGGAGCNGATGAGCTTTTTCGGGAAACNTGGCGCTGGCTNAAGGCAAGGGGTTGCGAGCAGTTTGTGAATCCTAGGNTAGTAGAGGCGTATGCTCAGTCNTTCGCCCGCTACATTCAGTGCGAGGAAGCAATCAGCACATACGGTTTTCTCGGTAAGCACCCCACAACNGGTGGGGCAATTGCCAGTCCGTTTGTGCAAATGAGCCAGTCATTTCAAAAACAGGCCAATCTCATCTGGTATGAAATTTTTGACATAGTAAAGCAAAACTGCACCACAGCATACATTGGCAATCCGCAAGACGACATTATGGAAGCCTTGTTATCAGGTAGAAAGGGAAGGTAATTACATGGGTAAAAGGATCTTAACTTCGGAAAGTGTTTGTATGGGTCATCCCGACAAACTCTGTGATCTAATAGCCGATAGTGTCCTGGATGCCTGTCTAAGAAAAGATATGGCATCTCGTGTTGCGTGTGAAGTACTGGCAACTAAGGGAAGAATAATCGTGGCGGGCGAGATCACCTGTAGCGATAAAATCGACATTAAGTCTGTGGTAAGGCAAGTGCTGCGTAGCGTTGGCTATGATCCTATGTGCTATAAGGTGTCCATTTTTACCCAGCAACAAAGCAAGGATATTTCCGACGGGGTCGATTGTGCACTTGAACGAAGAAGTGGTATCAGTGATCCGTATTCTTCCATGGGCGCAGGTGACCAGGGTACTATGTATGGCTATGCCACCAGTGAAACTTTAGAAAAGCTTCCCTTGCCGCTTGTTCTCTCGCATCGTATTGTAAGGCGTATCGACCAATGTCGAAAGGGCAGACTTATCAAAGGTATTCTCCCTGATGGCAAGGCCCAGGTTACGGTTGAGTATAATGGCAATAAGCCACTTAGGGTTAAGACAATTGTGGTTTCTGTTCACCATACGCCGGATAAGACGCAAAGCCAGCTGCGGGATGAGATTATCACTAAAGTCATTTGGCCATGCTTTGAAGATTTCCCCATAGATGATAATACCGAGATTTTTGTTAACCCCTCTGGCAGATTTGTGCAAGGTGGTCCAGATGCAGATACAGGATTGACCGGTAGGAAAATCATGGTTGATACTTATGGAGGACTCGCTCTGCATGGGGGTGGAGCCTTGTCTGGCAAAGATCCAACCAAAGTAGACCGAAGTGGTGCTTACATGGCTAGATATATAGCAAAAAACATTGTTGCGAGCGGTCTTGCAGAAAGTTGCGAGGTCGCTCTTTCTTATGCAATTGGTAAGGCAAATCCAGTGGCGGTCACTGTGCGCTCTTTCGGCACATCAGGTCTTACCGATGAAGAGCTTGGTGAAATTGTACTAAAGCTTTTCGATCTCCGACCTGCTGCCATTATCGAGAAGTTGATGCTTTATAAGCCTATTTATGCAGATACAGCAGTTTACGGACATTTTAATTCATGCCTTTTTCCCTGGGAATATGTTGATATGTACGATGAGCTAAGGAGGGAGGCGGATAGGTATGGTAATAGAGAAGATTCCAATTGAGAAGCTGATTCCCGCTGATTACAATCCACGTAAGGATTTGAAGCCTGGTGATGCTGAATATGAGAAGCTAAAACGCTCCATTAAAGAGTTCGGTTATGTCGAGCCTATCATCTGGAATAAAACAACTGGTAATGTCGTCGGAGGTCACCAGAGGCTAAAGGTACTGTTGGCTGATGGTGTGAAGGAAATAGACTGCGTCGTTGTCGAGTTTGACTCTGAAAAGGAAAAGGCGCTAAACATTGCCCTTAATAAAGTTTCGGGTGAATGGGATAGGGACAAACTGACCGCGCTCATTTCCGATCTACAAGCAGAAGATTTTGATGTAACTATTACTGGTTTTGACCTTGCCGAAATAGATGAGTTGTTCAAAGATATACTTCAAGACGGTGTTAAGGATGATGACTTTGATGTGGATAATGAGTTGCAGAAACCAGCTATCACAAAATTAGGTGATTTGTGGCTCCTCGGCAAACATCGTCTTGTGTGCGGTGATTCCACAATTTCCGACACCTATGATCTTCTCATGGATGGCAATATGGCGAACTTGGTGGTTACTGACCCTCCCTACAATGTTAACTATGAGGGGGCTGCGGGGAAAATCAAAAACGACAATATGGATGCGGACAAGTTCTACCAGTTCCTTCTTGATGCCTTTACCCTTACTGAGAGGGTCATGGCCAAAGATGCAAGCATCTACGTTTTCCATGCTGATACTGAGGGATTGAACTTCCGCAAGGCATTCTCTGACGCGGGATTTTACCTCTCTGGTACTTGCATCTGGAAAAAGCAATCGCTTGTCCTAGGGCGCTCTCCCTATCAGTGGCAGCATGAACCTATCCTTTTTGGTTGGAAAAAGAAGGGCAAACATGCCTGGTATTCAGATCGAAAGCAGTCCACGATTTGGGAGTTTGATAAACCTAAGAAAAACAGCGCCCATCCGACAATGAAACCGGTGCCGCTCGTTGCGTATCCGATCCTAAACTCAAGCCTAACTGGCTGCATTGTACTTGATCCCTTTGGCGGCTCTGGCAGTACTTTAATTGCTTGTGAGCAAACAGACCGGGTTTGTTATACAGTCGAGCTGGACGAGAAGTTCTGTGATGTGATCGTGAAGAGATACATTGAACAGGTCGGAGATGACAGCAACGTCTATCTCGTTCGTGGAGGGGCGAAAATCCCATATGAAGATGTGCAAAAATACTGCGCCAGTCAATGAAATAACTACTTGCTATTTCACAGCTTCTGAGTGATATATGTTACTACCACGCAAGAAAGGTAGGTAACAGAAATGGAGATGAGGTTTACTGTCACTGGCGAAGAAAGGAAAAGGCTGGTTAGTGCAATTAGTGAAATAGTGGATTTGCCTGCCAATTACCTTGGCACGCCAACCTTTGCCTATGAAATCGGTGAGTTTACAGTTGATCGGGAAGGAACTCTTTTTGCAGGCAGTAGTTTGGATCTTGAGTTAATGGATAACCTCAAAGCGGAACTGGCTGAGCGGGGTTTCGAGGAAGAGGATTCCGACAGGTTAGTTATTGAAATACCCATTGACGGGTTTACCGATAAAGCTCTAGATAATCTTAACAAACTGATCGCCAGCAAAGCCAGCCTTATAAAAAAGGCTATAGGGGCAAAAGAACTCTCCATCATCAGAACTGATACCACCCTCAAGTTCCCTTGGTTCCGGTTAACTAGTAGGGATGAAACAGAAGCATTCACTCTTTTCGTGGAGGCACTCTGTAAGACAGCCAAGCAACGGAAGCGCATCACTGCTAAAGAAAGACCGGTCGAAAATGAGAAATTCACCTTTAGGGTGTTTCTTATCCAGCTTGGCTTTGTGGGAGATGAGTATAAAGCTGCTCGTAAGATTCTATTAAAGAACCTGCCGGGAAACAGTGCTTTTAGAGATGGAGCACCCAAAGAGGTCGAGACTAATGGATAGATTACCGTCGAAAACGGCTGTAGAACGTCTGCGAGCCAGATTCCCCAAAGGAACTAGAGTGGAGCTTATTAAAATGGATGATCCCTACACTAGATTGAGACCGGGGGATCTAGGAACGGTGGACTTTGTGGACGATACAGGAACAATATTCTGTACTTGGGACTCAGGGTC